CAGTCGCTACAGGTGCAGCTGCTACACTCTGGATGGCAACCGGAATATCACTAGCCACCCCAATCCCAGCCACCGGCACATTCACCGCCAGCAGGGGCGCATACATCCACCCTCCCAAACGTTCCGGCGTGCGCACCTGCACCCAATTCCCGGCCTCATTACGTCCAAAAATTGTCACTGGCGTGCCCGCCACCGCCAACCCGCTCACCTCGAAGTCAGTCCCTGGCCCGCTGCGTACATTTATTTCACCAGTCGTCAGCCCATAGCTCATGGCCCCATCATAGGCCGATGTCCCAGCCCAAAACCCCGCTCCGCTCTGGGCCGCTTCCAGTGCCAATTGGCGAAAATCCGCCGCGTGCAGCGTGTCCGGCGCGTATTCCACGGGTTGTGCCCATCCTTGACGCATCATCTCCGCATTCACAAAAACCCCTTCTGCTGTGTACACATAGCGCAACAACCGATCATATCGATCCCGATTCGTACGATCCTGCACCAGATAGAGCGGCCCACTCCCTAGCAGTAGCTGGTTGGCTTCCGTAGCCGCTCGATACCCCGGCTGCCCTCTTTCTGGCGTATCTATTCCCACATAGCGCACAGTCTCTAACTGTCCACCTAGATTCACATCAATCGTATCCCCATCTACCACTCGTACCAACTGGACCATCTCAGCCGCCGCTATCACTCCAGCCGGTCGAGTAACAATCGTTACCATTGTTGGCGTGAAAGTCTCACGCGCTGTAGCTGTCGCAATCGTAGCGGTCGGTGTTTGTGTCGGTGTGGGAGTTGGTGGCGCAATACCAAACTTTTGGATGCGATGGTTGAAAGTATCCGCTACATAGATATTGCCGCTGCTGTCCATAACAATACCGTAAGGGTCCCGGAACTGACCGTCACCACTACCCTGACTGCCCCACTTGGTTAGAAAGACACCGTTGCTATCAAACTTTTGGATGCGCTGGTTGCCTGTATCCGCTACGTAGACATTGCCGCTGCTGTCCACGGTCACACCAGAAGGCCACTGGAACTCGCCATAGACGCTGCCAAAGACGCCCCACTTGGTTAGAAAGACACCGTTGCTATCAAACTTTTGGATGCGAGAGTTGTTTCTATCCGCTACATAAACATTACCGCTGCTGTCCACGGCCATACCAGAGGGTTGTTGAAACTGACCGTCGCCGCTACCCTGACTGCCCCACTTGGTTAGAAAGACACCGTTGCTATCAAACTTTTGGATGCGAGAGTTGTTTCTATCCGCTACATAAACATTACCGCTGTTGTCCACGACCATACCAGAGGGGTAATTGAACTCGCCGTCGCCACTACCCTGACTGCCCCATTTGGTCACAAAAACACCGTTGCTATCAAACTTCTGGATGCGATTGTTGTTTCTATCCGCTACATAGATATTGTCGCTACTGTCCACGGCCATACCGTAGGTGTACTTGAACTCGCTGTCGCCACTGCCCTGGCTACCCCACTTGGTTAGAAAGACACCGTTGCTATCAAACTTTTGGATGCGATGGTTGTAAGTATCCGTTACATAGACATTACCGCTGTTGTCCACGGCCACACCGTAGGGGCGGTAAAGATAACCGTTGCCGCTGCCAATGCCGCCCCATTGAGTATAGTAATAAGGGGCACCGACACCCATGGCTGTAGCCCTGGGTGTCGGTGTCGGTGTGAGTGTCGGTGTCGGTGTCGGTGTGAGTGTCGGTGTCGGTGTCGGTGTGAGTGTCGGTGTAACCGTGGGTGTGCGTGTCGGTGTGGAAGTCGGTGGCACAGCACCAAACTTCTGGATGCGATGGTTGCCTGTATCCGCTACATAGACATTGTCGCTGCTGTCCACGGCCACACCAGAGGGGGACTGGAACTCGCCGTCGCCACTACCCTGACTGCCCCACTTGGTTAGAAAGACACCGTTGCTATCAAACTTCTGGATGCGATGGTTGTAATAGTCCGCTACATAGACATTGTCGCTGCTGTCCACGGCCACACCGTAGGGGTACTGGAACTCGCCGTCACCACTACCGTGACTGCCCCACTTGGTCATAAAAACACCGTTGCTATCAAACTTCTGGATGCGATGGTTGTAAGAATCTGCTACATAAACATTACCGCTGTTGTCTACAGCCACGCCATAGGGGTACTGGAACTCGCCGTCGCCACTACCCTGACTGCCCCACTTGGTTAGAAAGACACCATTGCTATCAAACTTCTGGATGCGATAGTTGAAAAAATCCGCTACATAGATATTGCCGCTGCTGTCTACAGCCATACCAAAGGGATACTTGAACTCTCCATCACTACTACCAGAGCTGCCCCATTGAGTATAGTAATAAGGGGGTGCTTCGAACGCGAGCGCCGGGAGCAGCGTGCTTCCGCCCATCACCAGCAAAAACATGAATGTAACGGTAGCTGTCAAAAAGACAATCGGATTGCGCTCTTTCATACAGAACCCACCTTTAGAACGACGAAGATATGAAAAGAAAAGACAACTGAGAAGGATGGGAACCGAGGAAATAATCATGGTCCCCTGATTTACAGTATAGCGAATATTTCCAATCACAACTTAACAACTTGAGTGGAGAATTGTCCCTTACGCCCTCGGCACTCTCGGCTACCTCTTAGCATGTCAGGCTATCAGTGAATCACCCACGTTTGTTCATCCTTCGTCTACTGTAATCTGTGAGCGCAACCATTCTGGGCTGGCAAGCTATCGGGAGTTTATGGAGAAGCTATAGAGCCTAGCCCTTTGTTCATTATCCTCCGCCCACAAGCACCTGTAGTCGTTCCTGTGCGTTTTGGAAAGCAGTCAGAGTGCTCAGCTTGCTCGCCTCCTGCCTTCCTATCTCGCCCTCCATTTTGCGCCGGAAAAACAAGATTCGTTTTTCCAACATTACCAATTTGGCCGGTGCATCTGCCACCAGAGCGCGCAGCTTGTCCACCTCTGTGTCCAGTATGTGCAATTGTTTTCGTACCTGCCCGGTATCCCAATCAGCCCTGGCCCGGCCCCGGTTCAGGTAGGAGATAGCGTGAGGTCTTTCGTCAATCAACCCGGCCAGTCTCACACGTTCAGTCACGTCCTCGCAGGTTTCGTATTGTTCCCGCGTTACGTCCAGTTCCTTGCCAGTGGCTTTGATTGTCAAGAACAGCGCCGTCACCCTATCCTGTGCGATTTATGCTGGTTAATAATTGTCTGAAGTTCCTCGTCTGTGAGTACGCTAAAATCTATGCTCTCGCTATGTTTCAAATTGACACTATCCCCATAACCCCGATCCTTGCCCAGCTTGCTAAGCATCCATTTGGAATCGGCAGAATCGCCGTTTTTGATATTCTTGAATAGCACGCTTTCGGCCATATCCAAGATACTTTCCCGTTCATCCTTATACATCCGGGATAGGGTAGCCGATGCGTCAATATGCTTTTTCGCCGTGTACCAGTCGCAGCCAACGCGCTTGGCAATGGTTAATATAATGCTGCCACTACCCGGAATAGCTGCTTTGAATTGTGCTACAGTGTATGTCTTACCCATTTGGATATTTTTCGCTTTCACTTATAGAGCCAGTCGTGCCCCGTTTCATTCTCAATCATATGCAGTACACCCTAGGGTACACCCTAGATACACCCTAGATACACCCTAGGTACATCCTAGGTTTCTATCAGCCGTTGCAAAATTTCATGCAGTTTCCCAGCCAGCAAACAGTCGTTTGCATCCATCCCGTAATCGCCGGTATCGTCTGGAAATGGCGAGCGAAACCCCACAGCCCCAGGCAGAGCCGCCATATAATTCTTTGCGGTCTCTGCCCTATCCATCCACACGATCACCCGTTCGTATTTGAGAATGGCCCGGATTGCCGTTTCTGTCAGGTGTGCATCTTTGCCGCCCATTGATAGCACGTCAACCGCGCCGGCGGTGTCTTGCCAAACTGACATAGCATTCAATTCACCTTCACACAGTACCAACGCAGGAACGTTATCTGGCCTGGAAAGAGCGCAGCCACCAAAGAGATGCCCGATAAAATCGCTTGCAAATTGCGCCGTCTGTTTCTCGGAACGTTCCTGTCCGTCTATGTCCGTGTATGTTTGAACACTCAAAAACCGATAGCGGATCGCCGGTATCTTCCCATTGCCCAATACCCAGGGTAAGCAGATCGCCGGTTGCTTTTGCATTGTGTGCTGCTTTATCTCGTTATTCCAAGTGCCAGGCAGTGAGGCTAGGCAGAACCCCAGCCCAAACAATTCCCACGCTTCAGGCCACAAGCCCCGGCCCATCAGATAGTCCCGGCCCGGTTGCCCCTCTGGACTGTCCAGAAGCGCCACAGAAGCGCTTTTGGCTATGCTCTGCGCTTTGGTATGCGATAGCGTCTTACGTTCTGTTTTGGCCCGTTTGGGTGTCGCTGGTGAGCCTGTAGTCACTGGTAAAGAGCCATCCGACAACGCCGCGCACGCTTCAAGGAATGACAACCCATTCAGCCATTGCAAAAGCTCGATAGCATCCCCGCGCTTTTCGTGACATTGCCGACAGAAGAACCAATCAGCTTGACAGTGGAAACGGTCATCACCTCCACACTTGGGACAAGGCCCGGCCATCTCCCCCGTCGATTCTTTTCGTAGAGTCGTGTAATGCCCGGCCAGATCACCCAGGTTGACGCCCTCTTTGATTCGTTCGGTGTCTAGCGTTTGTGTGTTCATTTGTTCACCAGGGACAGAAGGACAGGTAGGGACACTGTTTTCAAGGTTTCTTGTAAATTCTTCACATATAGAGAAAACCTGAAAACAGTGTCCCTACCTGTCCCTCTGTCCCTCTCCCTATGCAAAAGCTACACTAAACCCTAAAAATCCCCGTAATTGCTTGCTGTCTGCTAACCTTTTGGTTCGCTTGTAGCCTTTTCGTTCTAAGGCTTGGATCAGTCCTTTTTGCTGTTTTGGCGTAATTCCGTTGCTTTCGCACCAATCCCGATAGTTCCTATAGATATCTTTGTTCGTACAAAAGCCGTCAGCATCGACCTTAGCGCATTCGTCCAACCACGCGCCCACGTTGTCCAGTTCGCCCCGCTGCTCTGCCAGGAGTGCCCGACTTGGGCCTGGGTCTGGCAAGCCATCTGGCCCTAGGTCATACCAGCGCCGCGCCCCTTCCACTGCCCAGGCCAGGACGCCGCGCAGGTTTGCCGGTGACTTCATCCGTTCTTTCAGCTCTTTGTCTTCGTTGCTCAAATGACTTTTGGGGAAGTGGACAAGACGAACCCGGCCCCAAACCGCATCATCATCCGGGTCAGCGTTCACCGGCTGATTGCTCAATAGCCAGATTTTGAATGCAGGTCTGTAGGAGAAGAATTGCCGATGTTTGAATGCGCAGTACACTTCGTCACCGCCTGTCAACGCTTTAACTTTGGCCTCGTTGAAGCGGTCGTATGTGTTGCTTTCACTGGCAAAGATAAGCCGGGTAGTGCGCAGAGGAGCAAGGTCAAAGTTCTGACTATCGCCGGTTCGCTGGGCAGTGAAGGTGTCGAAGTTGACCGACGTTGCTACCGGCTTATTGAGGAGTGTTAACAGGACTTCGGAGAAAAGCCCTTTGCCTGCTCTGGACGGTCCGAACAGATAGAAAAGCACTTCCTCTCTGGTATGCCCGGTCAGGCTGTAGCCCACGGCCATCTGTAGCCAATCGGCCATCGATGCGCCGACAGTCTCGGTCAGCCAGGCCAGCCACGCGCCCCGGTCTGCTTTCGGGTCATACTCCACCGTCGCGCAGTGGGTGTAGTGTTGCGCCGGGTGATGCTCTACAAGCGCCCCGGTGCGCAGGTCAATCACCCCATTCTGACAATTCAGCATATCCGGGTCAGTGTCGAACCCGGCCAGGGATATCACCGCCAAACTGCCCAGCAAGTATTTTGCGCCCTGCACGCGTGACCGATTGGGTACACATGCCTTCATCAGAGATTCATACCGGCCAGGGTCAACGGCGAAAGCCGCCTTGATACGTTCTCCCAGGGTGTCAACGATTGCCCGGTCTACTTCCTGCTCTGCTTCGTTCGTTGACCAATGCGTTCCTGTATGGTGCATCCACCCCAGCGCATCATTGAAGGCGAAGCGTCCACCGTGTAGCCGGTTGGTACATTGGGCGTTGCCTTCGTCGTGAGGGCCCTCAGCGAGTAGAGCCGCCTGGCGTTCCTTTGGGGTTTCTTCAAGCGTCATGATTCCGTCCCTTACAGCGGCGTCAACGTCAAAATGTGATGCTTGAATTTTCGTCTCGGGTGTGCTACCATTACGCGCAGAAACCGGCCCCGCAATGTCCAGTTTCGTCCCCGCCCCCAGCTGCCCGCTGGGGGCGTTTTTTTTGCCTGTCATTTCTGTATCGCCTCTTTCTGCTCAAAACCGGTCTGGTAAATAGGATTGACGTTTTCTTGTGGACTATCCACCCCCAGAGCGCAGCTCAGCAAGTAAGCAGTCTGCTGCTTGGGATTTCGATACTCGCTCTGTGCAATGGTTTGTAGGGTGTGCCACTCCTTTTCTGCTAGTGGTACGGTCAACGTTTTGTAGGTCATCGTCTTATCCTCCTGTTATTGAATAACTGCCACCAGCAGATGGCTTGCTGTTTGGGCCGCAAAGGTTATGGGTTGACTTCCACGAAACCGCCGCCAGTGTCGTGCAAAGCTCCTGTGGCGGTTTCGTGCTGTTTGGCATCGGCCAGGATTCCCCGCCGCACCCCTTCACTTCTCAATAGCCAGCGCATTACCTGAACCGGCTGTCGTAGGTCGTTCGCTGCTAGTTCATCCAAAATGCGCTTTTCGGAATAGTCCAGTGGAATTCAGTGTACTGGCATTTTTGTTTCACCTCCTTGAATTCAGTGTACTGGTAATGTGTCCGGTTCGGTGTCCGGGATGTGTCCGGGTGTTTCGGACACGTTCGGACACTCAATACCCAAGTTTCTTTTTCCAATCGTAATAGCTCGATTTTGGGATGTCTCTACCTGATAAATAGCGTCTTACATTTCCGCTGCTTTCAGCCTGTTGGAGAACTTCACTCCAATACTTTCTTCCCCCTGTTCCTCATCAAACCACAGTCGGTCGGTGTACTTTATCCAGGGGTTGTTATTCAGAGTGTCGAATACCGATTGAATACCAGACAACGGCCCAATCATGTCGAGCATTGATTTATGGGCACGTGCAGTTTCAGCCATGACCATCTGTTCGAATTTTCTTATTCCGTTGCCCATCAATCCACCCTTTCATTAATAATCCATCGGTTGCAAACCAGCCTGGAAAACAAAAAACCCGCATAACGCATCGATGCGCCGCGGGTCTGGTCTGGGATTGCTTTTGCAGAAACATGAGTTTGGCGGGTTTGACACCAAATTCAGATCGGTGTACTCTATCGCCAGTTGTATATGTTTCTGCAAAAGCGCTCACCGGCCTCACACCTGGAGCGCTTTTGCTATTTCTATGGCAATCATACCCCAGCCCTACGCCATCGGCAATCTGACAAAATCAATCATTCCGGATCGCAACCGCAGTCGCTGCGCACACCTCCCATACCTCTCCTAATCAACGCATACCCCCCTGACTACCCTCCGCCCCTTCGCGGTCCGTTTTCGGCGATGGCGGGCCAGCCGTGCCAGCGTGTCCAGTGTGTCCAGTCGGGCCAGTCGTTATCGCGCCCGTCGCTCACGCAATGTCTGGGGATGCTCGGCTGCATATTCAGCTACCTCGTTTAGCCGCTGGATAACCGTCCGCGGGTCTATGTCGTCAAACAAATCGCCGTCGTGAATCCCAGCCAGAACAGCCAGTGCCCGTGCCCACCCCCATCGACGCCGACCTATCCCCAAAACTTCTTTGGCGTTACGTCTGGACGGCTGTAGACCGGCACACTGCATTGTGTACAGCCCTTTGGCGTCTAGTTCGGCCCTCTCTGCCAGCCCTCTCTGTCAGCCATGAATAGGACGGTTTTTGACGGCGTATAGAACACCGCAATCTGTCCACTTCCAGCTGGTTTTGAGCCAGCACCGCCGACATTCTGGATAGATTCGCATTCAGTTTCATGTTCTCTTTTTGGAGTTCCTCAAGTACCATAGCTGATGTGTCAGCGCCCTGGTAGTCGTTCAAAACCTGGTCAAGTAGTGCTTTGATCATTCATCCCCAAATACTGTGCCCTGGTAATCTCCAGATAGGTCGTCAACGCCATTTTCTTGAGTTCGTGGGTCTGATCAAGTTCCTTTTCCCGGAGGTCGGTAGCCGCATCGATGCGGTGTCGCTCTACCCCGTTCCTGCTATGCTCAAATTCCTGTCTATTCAGCCGGATGAATGTAGCTGCCGTGAGCGCAGAGACCCCAATCAGCAAGTAAGGCCAGGATAAGCCCATCAACCAAACGACACCCGCTGTCAGCACAAGCCAGACGATTGTCATAGGCAAGAGCCGGATAACCTGTCCCTTTGCGCGGCTGCACGGGTGTGGCGTATTTCTCACTTCCGCCGATGCTGTTGTAGAGCGCTGGGTCAACCGTCACCAGATGGCCGCCTGTACCCTCGCTTACTCTCACTGCCTCAACCCTGAGCGCCTTGCGCAGAGAGGCAGCGAGAGTGAGAGGTGCTCGGCTGCTGCCCGGCAGCGCCTGGTCAGCGCTCAAGCCCTCGCCAGTGATCACTCTGGCAATCACCTGCTCTGCCCAAATGGCAAAATCTCTCACGTTTTTTGCCATTGCACACCCTTTCAATCCTTTGCACCGCTTTATTTTACAAATGATTTGGTATAGACTCAATCCTGAGCCGCTCAGCAGCGCCCTGGTGAGGCTTTTCGCCTGCCCCTGCACTCTTTTGCCCTGAATACTCTCAAATCGCCCCACAGGCCCGCTATTTGGTGAGCGCTCGCAAAGGCTACAAGCCCTCTCAGTATGCTGTGATACATCAAGCCTTTGCATTAGATAGGTAAAAAAACATAATGCCAGAAGGTAAAATCTACACGCCGGCAGAGGCTGCTCAGCACACCAATTGCAGCGCTGCCACAATCAGACGGTACTCTGATCGGTTTGCAAAGTATCTCAGCCCGGCTGCCTCACCTGGCAAGGGTAAACCTCGCTTATATTCGACTCGCGACGTTTACGCATTGCAGGCAATCAATTGGCTCAGCCAGCAGCAACTCACCTATGAGCAGATTGAGGTTGAGCTCGAGCAGGCAGAGCCATTGCCCGATAATCTCACCCTTGAGCCAGAGCCAGGTGCTGAGCCAGAATTGCCGGCACCGTTTGCTGTAATGCAGCAGCAAGCAGAGGCAATGCAGCGCTTGGCCGATAATACCGCCTACCTGCAATCAATGAGCAGCCAAATCACTACACTGGCCAGCACACAAGCAGAGCAGAGCGCTCAAATCACCACACAGGCCCAGCAGCTCACCACACAAGAGCAGCGCCTGGCTGCTCAACTCGCTGCTCAGGATCAGCACCTCGAGCGCCTGAAAGAAGAGGTGCAGGCTGCCACAAAAAACCGTATCAACCCTGTGCTGCTGGTTGCCATAGGTGCCATACTGGCCCTGGCCGCTGTAGGCATTACTTTCTGGCTCACGTGAGCAGGGTAACAAAAAACCCCACCGGATAACCGATGGGGTGTCTATGTGCGTCGATGCGGGGATTCTGGTAGAATCTTCCACAGGTCTGCCGATGCCACTGCGTCGGTTTGACTCAGGAACGGGTAGACGTTTGTAGCGTCTGCTCGTTCTGTATTTATTCAGTTGTTGGTTGGCACTCTATCACCAGCGTCGGGAAAGTGCAAACTGTGAAAATCAGCGCCGGGTTATCCCCAGGCCTTGCAGCTAAGGGAGCAAAACAACGCCCCGCTCCCGCCCACTTCAAATTCCTTCCCACAGACCACACAAGCCACTGTGAGCGCCGCTGTTGGCTGTTTAGCCCTGTGAGCCGCTACTAAACACTTGGGCGTGCAATAGACGCTGTTGGAGTGCTTGGGCGTGTACGTCTGCCCACAATATGTCTGCCCACAGTGAGCACAGATCTGCATGAACCACCCTTCCCCCTCAGTAATCGTCACAGAAAACAATCACGTTTTCAGGATACGCCGGATGGGGCGAAACGTCAAGCGCCCATTTCACTTGGTTGCCCATCCTCCTCAGTTGTCTTTTCTTTTCATATCTTCATCGTTCCAAAGGTGGGTTCTGTATGAAAAAGCGCAATCCGATTGTCTTTTTGACAGCTACCGTTACGTTCATGGTTTTGCTGGTGATGGGCGGAAGCACGCTGCTTCCGGCGCTCGCGCTCGAAGCAGCCCCTTATTACCATACTCAATGGGGCAATCGGGGTAGTGGCGACGGTCAGTTTCAACAACCCTCTGGTATAGCCATAGACAGCAGTGGTAATGTTTATGTAGCGGATACTCTTAACTCTCGCATCCAGAAGTTTGATAGCGATGGTGTTTTTGTGACCAAATGGGGCAGTGAGGGCAGCGGCGATGGCGAGTTCCAGTACCCCGGCGATATAGCCATGGACAGCAGTGGTAATGTTTATGTAGCGGATACTCTCAACTCTCGCATCCAGAAGTTTGATAGCGATGGTGTTTTTGTGACCAAATGGGGCAGTGAGGGCAGCGGCGATGGCGAGTTCCAGTACCCCGGCGATATAGCCATGGACAAAATCAATAGCGGTAATGTTTATGTAGCGGATACTTTCAACCATCGCATTCAGAAGTTTGATAGCGACGGTGTCTTTCTAACCAAATGGGGCAGCGATGGCAGCGGCGACGGTCAGTTCCAATACTCCTACGGTGTAGCCGTAGACAACAGCGGTAATGTTTATGTAGCGGATGCTAACAACCATCGCATCCAGAAGTTTGATAGCAACGGTATCTTTCTAACCAAGTGGGGCAGTCGGGGTAGTGGCGACGGCGAGTTCCAATACTCCTATGGTGTAGCCGTAGACAACAGCGGTAATGTTTATGTAGC